TAAAAAGTAGTCTTCAATCCACTCACGTTTTTTAGGCTTATTGGTTTGCTTAAAGTCCATAATTGTTGGCTTGCCTTTCCAGACACCAACCAAGTCTGTAGTGCCAGCATATAATCCAGGATAGTACAAGGCTACTTCACTACCCCAAACTTCGTTTAATTCTGGCTCTACATTTTGTTTTACAACTTCTGCCATCTTCTTTGCTTGTTGGTGTACCATGTTGTTACCAGGATCATATGCTTCGTTCTTGACCCAGTATTCCAAAATATTATGCATTACGGTACCTACATTGGCAGCTTCAGTTGTAATACGTTGAGCCTCCACTGTACCTACACGCTTTTTCCAATTGGCAAGAGCTTCACGTTTTTCACGTGGTTTTGTTTTATCTAAAATAGTTGTTACACTGGGCAACGGGCCAGACTCTGTATCATAGAGTCTTTTGCCATCTACCATTTTACGGGAAAGTTCCTTATAAGGATAAGGTGAATTTAAAGTTAACATAAAGTCAGTATAGCAGAAATGATAACGTTTGTCTAGTAAAAATTACCAGTAAATCACCCAACTAAATGTTGTTCCATCATTACGCTGTGTAATGTTATACCCACGATCTCTAAAGTAACGAATTACTTCACTAATCTCGTCATCTCTTTTGTAATCAGTAGTCGTGCCTACCCAGGCAGCAAAGTGATCTGTACTCTGAGTAAGTGTTGTGTTATTAATTGTAATTGAATAATCGCCAGCATCACTTGCTACAATAATTGCTCTCATCACAGCATTTACTTCATCAAATATTGTAAGATTGCTTCTAGCATGACTACGAGCTTCTGTTGCGTTTAAATAATATGTCATAGTCCTAGATCCTTTTTAGCTTGTTTTTGTGCCATTTTTTTGACATGTGTAACTTCACTGTCAGCCGTTCTATCATCCATAGCACGGCTTAAATTGTTTATAGCAAGTTTAATGGTTTCGCTGTTAGCATTAGCAACCATACCAATGTTGTTGAGTACGTCTAAGATAGTAGCTTTGTCAATACTGTAACCCATATTTTGGAGATCGAGAATTAACTGGTCAGTATCAACTGTGTTAATACCTTCAGCCGCTACTGCAACTAGAAGATTAGTAATTTCATCTTCCATTTCTTTAGTATAGTTGCTTTCTACTAACTGCTTAAATCTCATTATTTTGCTCTAAACTGTGCCAGTGCTTCTTCTAAATCTTTACGTGAAACTTTACCTTCAACAACTTTTGCTTGAAGCTCTTCCAGCATTGCATCAAATGACTCAATACTTTCTTCTTTCATTTCACGACCTTCTGGTTCGCCTTCTGCATCTGCGGCAGCTTCGTCACCATCAAATGGATCATCAGCTGGTGCATCATCCATATCGCCCATGTCAACATCCATATCCATGTCGCCCATGTCGCCTGCTGGTGCTTCCATGTCCATTGCTGGTGCTTGGCCTTGTGCTGCCAGGATAGCATTTTCAACACTTTCTTTTGCACCTTTAACTGAGTCTAGTAGACCTGCTAGTGCGCTGTCTACTGCACTGTTAAATGCATCTGCTTCAGCCATACCAACTTCTGCTTTCATTGCATCAACTAGCGGAATAAGATCTTGTACTTGCATCTCTGCAACTCTCTCAATCATCTTCTGTAGCTCGTCGTTCATTTCTTGTGCTGCTAGGATAACTTTAGCTGTTTCAACTGTATCCTCGTCAACATTTTCTACAACCATGTCTGTTAGTGCTGTTTGGATTGGCGCAGGTGTCCACAATTTTAAACTTTCACTAATCATGTGCAAACGTGTATATTCACGTGCATCTGATTCAGCAACCATTTTAGCTTGTGTGCTGCTGATAATATCATTTACTTTTTCCTGGTCTAGTCCAGTTGTGTCAAGTTCGTAACCATAGTTCTCTTTAAGATACTTCTGGATTTTACCGAACTTTACTTCTTTTGTTTCAAAATCATTTAAAAACATTTCGATCTCCAATTCTTTATACTATTTATAGTGTTCTAATTATTTTTTGCTTTGCGTCTTTAACTTTTGCCATTGCATTACTATACTTGGCTTCGTATACATCACGCTTTACACTTTCTGTAACTATTTTGATTCTCTCTTTATAGTTATATGCTTCAAGTAAACGACTGTCATATGCTTCGTCCATCTGGGCGATAGTATCGCAGTCTTGTAGTCTTTTACCCAGCATTAATCTTTTTGTGATACTCATTGCACTTTCAAACAAACTTAGCTCTTTGTACAATACTTCTCCAGTATCATTCTCTACAATGTCGTAATAGTTTTTTCTAATACCACCGATTGTAAGTTTAGTTGGCTTAATGGTGTAATTTGCAACATTTACACCAGCTTCTGTTCTACTGGTGTTCAGTGCAACGATTGCATCGTCACGGCTGCTAGTTTTATTATCTTCATTTAAAACTTTATTCACGCTGTTGTTAGTCGCTTCTTCCAACTTGCGTAAAACTGCTTCCATTGCTTTTGCATCTTCGTAATTTACTGTCATGATACTGCCTTGTTAGTGTTTCTAGTGTAATAGGTTTTGCCTTCTCTAACGTGTCTATTTAACACACCTTTTCTAACCAATTGCTGCGCAATTAGTTGTTCTCTTTCAGTCAAGTCCTTTTTATATACACGATCATCACTGTGAGTGTCAAGCCATTTACTTTCTCTGACAGTGACAAATGTTTCGATTCCACCTGATACTAAAACTGTTCTCATCTGCGTTGTCCTATTAGTTTTTTAAGACGCTGAATCTCTGCTGAGTTTGCAGCAGCAGATTGTGCATTAGCAGATGACTGAGCAGTATTTGCCATTCTTTGTTCATCATCAGGATCAGCCTGTGCTGGCGCTCCTGTTGCTACTTTGTTACCGCCCGCAACTGGTTTTGATGTTGGCGTGTATCTTGTTTGTCCTGGACGCTTTTGACTAGTTGGGCGTGTACTTGCTGTACTCTGTAGACCAGCACGTCCTGGTAAACTGTATTCCATTTGTATTAAATCTGTGCCTAAAATATCAGCAATAGATTCTTCATTATGATTTTCAATAGCAGTGTCTAAACGCAGTACATCACTAAGTGAAAGTTTATCTGTCATTTTACGGGCTTCGTCTTCTGTTACATCAACGTTAAACAGTTCTTTTAACATTGCCTGTAATGCACGATGCATTTCATGTCCGTATTCTTCTAGTCCTTCTAGTAATCTCATTTGTTTAGCTGCCTTACCATTCTACTAGCTGCTGAAAACTTTTTAGTTCTCTTGGCTTTACGTGCCATTTTAGCACCGTGCCTAGCTTTTGTTCTTTTTAAGGTGTAACGTTTTTTCAAATCAACAGGCGCAAAACACTGACTAGGGTTACTAACTACTCTACCTTTACGATTGCCAACTGTGCAACGAAATTTACGAGCAATTTGTTTGCCTTTGCGAGCCCAGACCATCTTAGCCTCGGTTACTGCGCTTTCAAAAAGTTCTGTTAAATGCATAGAAAAACTCCTTAACGATATTTATCTTATTGATAAATTCTTCAAGGAGTTAGGATAGTGCCAGTAGTACTGTCACTATTGTGCCAAGCAACCCACTGATAACAGTTCCAGCGGTTACGATAAGCATTTTATTTGTACTCTGATGCTGCTTGATATTTTCTTCTCTCATATCTCGCATATCGCCTGCTAGACGATCTAGACCATCAGAAAGTCTGTTTACTTTTTCTTCCAAAACTCTATACCTCTCTTGACAGAGATCAACATGAGCTTCTAGGTTTGTTCTTTCCAGTTCGGACATTTCTCGTTACCTACTTTTCCATCTCCGATCGTGAGATGCGTTAATAGTGAGTGTTGAGCCTGTGTTTTGTGCCTAGTTAATGTTGCCTATTAAAAGGAATCAATCCTTCTACGTTAATATTTATATACTATATCGTGTAGATAATAAGACTACTTTATAATTTTACACTAGTGGTAAAGTAAAGATTGTCATTTAGTGCAAATGTCTTGCTTTTCATATCAGCAGTTTCTGTTAAGCCAGTACTAACTGCTACACCATTACAATCTTGCTCTAAATGATGTGTCAAGTTTCCATTTGCTGCCCAAGCATTTGCATACTCAGTTTTAAACACCAATTTCCAAACTGTGTGCTTGCCAGTGTGATTAAATTTATAATCGCCCAGATCCTGATCTTCATACTTGCTGATGCCCAATACAATAGGCTGTGCTCTTAATCCAATCAACTGTAACAATACATTTAAGTTTTGTGCTTGATTATATCCTAACTTGTCAGGACTTCTTGGATCTGTGTTTTTACTGTCAGTGATATCAACAAGTGTGTATGCTGTATAATACACCAACCCATCTTCATCTTGTGTCATTTTTTATTATACTAATTTACGACCAATTGATCTACCAATTTGGAACCCAGCATAGCCTGCTGCGCCTAGTGCGGCTGCTTTTGCTATTGTTGCTGTTGTTTTACTTTTTGGTTGTTCTGCGTTGTTTGCGTTTCTAATTTCTAATTTTTTACTACGTGCTAGGTCAGATAAGAATCCAAATAGTTCACTTCTTCTAGCGTGTGTTCTATAAAACTGAAGTATACGTGTAACTACTAGTGCACGTTGTGTTTCATTTAGTTTTGGCCAGTCTTGTGCCAAGCGTCTTACACTACGGTAACTACTATTTGTTACATATAACTTGCGTTCCATTTCTTGTAAAAACTGTCTTGCTTGACCTTGTGATAATTGATTGTATTTCATTTGGTTAAGATAGTTTTTAAGTCTTGTTTCTGGTACATTAATACGCTGTAGTAATGTATTGTCTGCACCGCCGCCTTTGATAGCGTCTGCGTCTTTGTTTGTAATAAAGTGCAGTGTCATATACAAGTCTGTACCGCTTTGTCTATAATTACGGAAGCCACCGTACATCATTGTTTTTGCAGCATACTTGATACTGATTGGTGCATAATCAAATTCATTATAAAGTATCCAAAGTGTCATTAGATCAATAAATGCATGATCCGCAAGTTCTCTAGCACTAACGCCATATACATTTTGGCGAGTACGATATTGGCTACTTTCATTTAAGTCTTTAACGAAGCTGAACTTGTTGGAAGATTCTGGTACAGTGTGACCACCTTCCATCATTGCCCATTCCGTTGCTGTATATTTCTTGTCCATATTGATATTTATTACTTTACTTTATTAAGGTTTGCTGCACTAAAACCACTACGGTTAACTAGTTTAGCATCGCCTGTACCAATAACGTAGCCTTCGCCGCCACGCTCGCCGTCTGTATATGCTTCTACATCTGCTTCTTGACTGTCTAATTGTTTAATTACATCGTTCTTTGCTTGCATGATACTTGTAACAAGTGCAAACAAATTTTGGAATGCAACTGGATCACTACTAATATGTTCTTTAATACGTTCCTGTTTAACGCCACTTACTTTACTACCAGTTAACCAGTCAACAAATTCATTTGCCAAGTTATCAAGGCTGCGTGTCTTTACTTTGTGGTTAACATAACTATAAAGAACATTTTTTAAATCTGTAATTTTAAGTGCTCTTAGTGTATTGTCATCCAATAGTTTGTCAATACTGTTGCCACTTTTGTTTAGTAGCGACTCTGCTTTAGCAAAAATATTTTTGTCTACTACTGGCGGCTGTTGTGCTGTAACTGGAGGCATTACAAGTAGTGCACCTTCATTTAGTGCATTTGCATCAGCTCTAGACTTGTTACCTTCTAAATCAAGATACATGTGGATAACAACACCAGCTTTACTACGTGCAATACGCTTACCAATATCACTATCTGCTTTTACACGATATACTACTAGGTTAGGTTTAAAAACAAAGTCACCATCTTCTACTTGTGGTGTATCATAGTAAAGCAAATCGCCCCACATATAACCACGGAAGTCTTTTGGCACACTGCTTTCAAAAACACTCCAACTGTTGGCCATGTTTGCTGCAAATGCTTTACGGCTATCATCTGGTGCTTCTTTACCACGGCTTAATAACATATTTTGTAATGCTTTGGCACTTTTTACCTTACCGTCATAACCCTTGGCACCAAAGCCACTTTTATCTGTAAGAATAAAATCACCACGTTCGTCTCTACCAAAAATAACTGCTGGTGAGCCGTCCCACTTTACAGTGATTGCTTTGGGATTGGATTGAATGTTTTCCAGTGTGTCCAGTGCCTTACGTGCACCTGCACTGCCACTAAACAACACCATATCCTCCAAGTGTTGGATACGTGCTTCAGCCTTTTCCATTATGGGCTTTTTGTTTTCAGTAATTAACTCACGAAATTTCATCTGGCATACCCATGTCTATTACTTGTTTGTTGTTTTTAAAATCATTAATAATTGCAGACGCTAGTTCTTTACTGTAATTTTTCTTAACAGCGGCCAGTAATGTTTCAAAACTGTACATATCCGCAGGACTGTCCAATTTTAGTTTTTTGGCAATTTCTGCATCATCATAAAATGGTCCATCAATTACTTCGTTTTTGTTTTGCTTTGTATAACCTTCGCCATTCTTTTTAGGAACAGGTGTACGTTTAACACGCACTAAACCATTTGAACTCCACATCCAACGTTCCATTTCCATTGGGCGTCCATCTTCAGTTTTCTCATCACTTGCAACTACATTTAATCTACCAGCAATGCTGGCAATCATAATGTTACGGAATGTACCTTTGTACTTGCTGTCTTTTTCATGTGGTGAGTGGTAATATGTTTTCATCCACTTAGGGTTACCAGGCATAAAGTCTACTTGAACGAACCCAGTACGTCCTTCAGGAACACCACGGTTTTCGCCAGTACGTGGATCAATCATCTCACGGTCAGGATCATAATTTTGAATTTTAATTTTTGTAATAAACACGCTTGTTTTTGAATAGTAAGAAATTAGTGGATGATTTTTTAATTTTTCGCCAAACTCTTCAAGTTTCTCTGGCGGAATATCAATTGCAACATCAATATCGCCACTAAATTGCTTCTTACCAACACTACCTAGTGCTTGGCTATATAAGTCAACACCTAAATCTTTTGATAATGGTTCTAGTGTAGGTTTAATTTCGTCAATATGAATTGGACCTACACCTGGTGCACTTCCGCCTTCACGAAGATCGCGGCCACGATGACGTGGCTTGCGTTGTCCTCTATATTTTTTGTTAAGGGGATTAGTTCCCAGAATGTCCTTTACTTTCATTCGCTTTTTTAATGCCTCTTTTAAACTTCATTTCATCCTGGGTTCTGATACTGTTAATTAAACGTTTGACAAGGTCCTGACTGGTTTGCTCATCATACGTTTCCGTAATAAGTTTAATCAAGTTACTTGCACTGGTAATGACATTACTAGCGGTGTTTTCAACAATATATTTACGATCATGAGTGTCGCCAATGCTGTTGATCTCTTCAAGAATAGATCTAGTACGTCTTTTCATAGCATATCAACCCTTTTGTTAGTAGTATTTAGCGAATTTAGATAATTATTAGTGAAGGGGAATAAAACTGCAAAAAATAAAAAACTGTACATTATTGATAGACCCTGTGATGGATAAGAAGTGACGTTGACACAGGAGCACTGTGTAAGTGTAGACAATAATTACTATATAGCATGTTTTAATCCTGTAGTAAAGAGTGATGAAGAAATCTTATTCTGCACGTTTAAGAATACTTCGTAGCTTATCAGTGTTATTGACGGCCGTCTCAACCACACTGTTTGTCTGAGATACAATTCCAGCTTGGCTGGATTCACTTTGTTTCTTGAGCTTGTCATAAATGGCACTAGTTCCGCTATTCATATCCTCTAATTCATCATCATCCAAATCAGTAATACGCAAACTTTCAATATTAAATGCCAAGTCTAGTTTTTGGCCAACACCGCTACTACTACGTGTTTTCATAAACTGTATTTGCGCTCTACCACGTTCACGCATTGCACGACTTGTAAAGATACCTACAACATTATCAGCAGTGTTAATCTTACTAATACCACCACTGATATGACTGTGATCAAATTCTACTTCATCAACACTAGCACGGTTCAACTGCGATGCTGTAACAAACAAAATATTCTGCTCAATTGCAAAGTTGCGTAGTTCTTCACTTACATATTTGTCTTTAATAAACAAGTCGCTTGCACTGATCTTTTTACCTGCTGGAGACATCAAGTCCAAGTAGTCCACGCACATTGCATCAACTGTTACACCATGTTGGATCTGATACTCTTTTAAATATGCTTTCAAGTCATTTACGTTACATCCATTTGGCAATTGTACAACTTGTAGTTTACCTGCTTTTTTACTTGTCATACGCAGTTTAAGATCTACATCTTCCATATTCTTAAACAAGTCGCGAGTACTATATCCTGTTAGCATACTGTCCATACGCATACTACACAGCTCTTCACTAAGCTCGAGACTTACATAAACTACGTTCATACCAGCCAGTACCCAGTTTAGTGCAATGTTCTGCATAAACAAACTTTTACCAGATCCACTACCACCTGCAAAGATGTTTAGTTCGCCACGGTTAAATCCGCCATACAAAAACTTGTCAAAGGTTGTCCAACCAGTGCTAGTACCGCCTTTTTGCTCTTTAATAATTTGTAGTCTTGCTGCTGGATCACTCCAGTAGTCTGTACCTAAGTCTTTTGCAAGTCCAATTTGTACAGCATCTTTAATCATCTTTTCAACACTGCCAAACTCGCCTTTTTCCAGTTTGTCAGTACTTGCTAAGATTGCTTTTTAAAACCCTTGTGTCTACAA